TTTCCACACAGCAGGCGGAGATTCGCGAACTCAAAGCTAAAAACAAGGAACTGGAAGAGCGCCCTGTAGACGTGCAGGTCGCCGAGCCCGTTGTGAAAGAGGTCATCAAGGAAGTTCCCGACAAAAAGGCTATTGAGAAAAAAGACAAGGAGATAGCCAAGCTCAAAAAGCAGGTGAAGGAGCTGGAAGCGACCCGCGACGAGCAGGAGCAGGAGCGCGTCGACCAGAAGGAACTTTACGAAGCACAGATAGCGGAGTTGAAAAAGTCCGCAGAGAAGCCGCCAGAGAATGTTGACAAGAGCAGCTTCAAGGCTATGTTCGCCAGCGCATACAAGGAGATAACAGGGCTGATCGAGTTTGTCAAGTCTGCCGAGCCTGAGGACAAGCCTGTATTTACCGCGAAGGTCGAGCAGCTCCTTGCAGCAGTGGAAAAAGCATTGAAGGAGGCGGACGCAGATGTGGATAAAGGGTAAGTGGTACTCGGAGCCAGAAGCACAGTCTTATGTAGAGAAGCTTGAGAGTAAGGTCGCGGAGCGCGACAAGCTCTTGAAGTCGATACGTAGCTATTACCGTGATAACATCGCGTGGGTAGACCTTTTCGAGGAGCAGGCAGCGGAACTGATTGGTAAGGACAATGATGTCCCTGCCACTGCGACCGACAAGAATGTCGGCGGCAAATGCTCCTGCTGGCAGGAAGGACACTGGTATAGTAAGGGCTGCGGCACCTGCCTCGGAACCAAGGACCGCGAGCCCTGCAACTGCGGCGGCGATGTTCGGAAGTGTGACTTCTATCCTGAGAAAAGAGGTGTCGCGAATGCAACATGAGCTGAAAATACTATCCGAATACTTCGAGGCAGTTGCCTCGGGAGAAAAGAAATTTGAGGTCCGCTATGATGACAGGGACTATCAGGTAGGCGACGAGCTTGTCCTTTGTGAGATAGATCGGGACGAGAGCTATACAGGACGAATGGTCTGTGTAACAGTAACATACATCTACCGCGGTGATTACTGCCGGCGCGGATTCTGCATTATGAGCATTGAAGCAAAGGCTAAGCGGGTCAATTATGAGGGCGACGGCTACGATGACGACGGGAACCTGATATATGACACCGCGTACTGTCCGAATTGCGGTCTGAAATACGAAGTTGATTACGATAATCACGACAAATATTGCCGTGACTGTGGGCAGGCGCTCGATTGGAGCACGGAGGAGGTGTGAAAATGACTGATGTAATATGCAGTTGTGATTACTGCACACATATACTACCAAACGGCATATGCGGCTTAGATAGTATTGACATTGACGGAGCTGCCGAGTGTGCGAGTTATGAAGAAGCAGAAGAGGAGAGTGACGATGAAAACCATCCATGATATATATCTATTGATTTGGTATTCCTGCGGTGAAATAAAATGTGATAAAGTAGCAGAAAATCCGTGCTGTGATGCACATCTACTGGCGGTAGAAATGGTCTTGCGGGGTGAATACTGAGATGGTTAGGAAATACAGAGTTGAAATCACCGGCACGGTGTACGTAGAATCCACAAGCCTTGAAGAGGCAGAAGCTCTCGTTATTGCGAACCCAGAGTTAATATTGACCGACGAAGACCTCGAGGTCGAGGCGTTTGAGGAGGGATGAAAATGAAAATTGAAACCGCTATCAAGTATCTTTACAAGCAGTATGAGAAGGCAAAGACTATGGAGTATATCAAGAATCCGCTTGCGTGGGCTTTATATCAGACGTGGCGATATGCTAATAAGGAGGAGTGATATTGAAAACAGCAATAGATTTTTATGATGAGGTAGGAATACCTTGCTATTATTGCAAATATGCATTTTCTCCTGCGTGTACGGATTGCATTGATTTGACGTTATGTTATATGTGCGATATCGCTGAAAATATGATACTGTGGGGTGAATACTAATATGACGATATTCTTTGCCGGGGCATTCTGCGGTGCGTGCGTGACTTTCCTGTCGATGTGCTTTGCCTTATGCATAAGCCGGACCGAGGGTGTGAAAACAGAAGATAAAGGAGCGGCTGACGAATAAGCCGCTCTTATATACTATTATAAAGGGAAATGCCTGTGATGTGATAATGTATCAAATTTAATACATTGTTCCGCCTTATATACTGTTAAAAAAGAAAGCGCCTGAGACGGCGTTATAGTCCTTGTAATGGATATTATCTTAACGACCACAGGGGAGAATGAAAATGAGAAGCTGCTACAGAGAGAAACTATACGAGTGCGGAGACTACCTCGAGGTAAATATCTATCCTGTATACCGGAAGGCATATTCACGGAGGAAGAAGTCGAGACCCACAAGGGAGACTCAGCAGAAGCTCAATGAGATCTATGCTGAGAATAAGTTTATCAGGATATGCAATGCTAACTTCACGAGGAATGATCTGAAAGTCGAACTCACATACAAGCCCGAGTACAATCCTGCCGATGAGGAAGAGGCGGCACGTCAGCTGAGGAACTTCCTCCGCCGTCTGAAGAACTACAGGAGCAGACGCGAGCTCCCCGAGCTGAAGTATGTCGCTGTCACCGAGCGAGGATCTCGAAGCGGACGATTCCACCACCACCTCATCATCAACGGTGATATACCTCTCGGAGATCTCGTCTCGCTCTGGGGCAGGGGAAGAGTCGGCACGGACATCCTCCAGTTCAATGAGAACGGCATCGCTGACCTTGCCAGGTATATGATTAAGCAGTCGACAGCATCAAGCAAGAAGTGGAATGCATCAAAGAACCTGATCCACCCGAAGGCAAAGAAACGTGACGGCAGGCTGTCCAAGCGCAGGGTAGTAGAGCTCGCAAGGGATACCGAGAATTCCCGCGAGTTCGAGAAGCTCTACGAAGGGTACTTCTTCTCGGAAGCGAAGAAGGTTTATAACGATACGAACGGAGGCGTTTACATATATGCCCGATATTACAAGAAGGAGGCGGAGTTTTGGCACAATACGCATCGAACGAAGAGAATGAACAGATAATACTTTTCCGCTGGGCTGAGTTTGCGAAGAATCAGCACCCGGAACTCGAGCTGATGTATCATATTCCGAACGAAGGGAAGAGAAGCAGGCTCGCGGGAGCACGGCTGAAAGAAGCTGGCTTGAAGTCGGGAGTCCCTGATGTATGCCTGCCCGTTGCCCGCGGTGGATACATAGGCTTGTACATCGAAAACAAGTACGGTAAGAATAAACCTACCGAGAATCAGAAGCGGTGGCTCAGAGCGTTGAGAGCAGCGGGCCACCTCGTAGCTGTATGCTACGGCTGGGAGCAGGCAAAGGAACTGATAGAGGAATACCTTGCCCTGCCGCCGACGGTGATACCTCGGGAAGCGAAAGGAGAAAGCAATGAAGATTAGTGCGATATGGGCGCTGTTGAAGAAGCGTAAAACGGCAGTGATACAGAAGAGCGCAGACACACAATGGGTCGGTGACGGATACGCAGCATACCCTATCTATGCGCTGCCTGATCTTAACAACAACACTATGCAGCTGCTGCTTGATGTCAAAGACGAAGCTTGGGAAAGCTTCAACGTCCATGTTAAAATGGGCACCCCATTCAGCGAAGAAGATTCCGAGTTCGGTGAAAAGGAAATGCGCGAGCTCGATATCACGATAAACTATCACGGCTCTGAGCTCATCCCGCTGGCTGTCGGGGAAGAGATATACTTCGTACAATCACAGTATCTCAAGCCTTTCAATGATTTTGAGCCGCTGTTTTTCCTGCGAGGGAATAGAGCGTCGCAGCTCATAGCTGTCAAGGAAGGAATGCTCCTGCGCGGAGTGATCGCCCCGTATTATTTCGATGCAGCCGGTGAGGAACTATTTGTCAACGCGCTGAGGAATATAACAAAACGGGCAGCGCATATGTACGAGGAGCACACTAAGATCGCAGAAGCAGTGGACGAGCTCCGCAACCTCAGGTTTGATGAGGAGGAAGCCGACGATGAGAGCTAATGAGTATTTATCGCAGGTCAAGGACATTGATTTGCGCATACGCTCCCTCGCAGGAGAACTTGGCGACTGCGATAATGAAGCAGACGAGGAGTACGCCCGGGAACTGAGAAGCAGGATCAACAACGACATCGAACAGTACAAGCAGCTTAAGCTTCGGATCCGCGAGGAGATCCAAGCGCTCGCGGATAACCAGTACAGCACCCTGCTGTCAGAATACTACATCCGCGGCAGGAGCTGGGAGCAGGTTGCGGACGCTATCGGCAAGAAGGACATAAAGAACGTCAGAGAGAATATACACAGGAGGGCGTGCGAAGCCTTTGCCATGGCTCACCCGAAATATTTTTTTGAAAATACACCTTGATACCCTTAAATCCCCTTGTATCCTTGTTTTATATGTGATACAGTAAAAATCGGAAGCAGGTGGAGTATTCAACGGTAAGTGCATAGCCGCCTCCGCCTTGCTTTCTCTCCTTAGCAGCAGATCTGATTTTGTACCTCGACCGGTTCGCCGGTCGCTTCTGCCCCGATAACTCAGCGGTTAGAGTGATACGTATGAGGCGTATATGCAGGTTCGATTCCTGCTCGGAGCACCAGTGCAGTTGCCTGCACACACGGAATGCCCTTGCGGGGGCCTGTAGGTATTGCAGGTTCCCGCTAAATCCCCCATACTGCAATGATAACAAAGATTTGTCCGCGATGCCGCAAGAAAGTCCCGACAGGACAGATTTGCGGATGTGCAAAGCGGGACAGGATAAACCCGCTCGGCGAGTATAATGCCGAAATCAAAAAATTCTACCTCACAGATGACTGGGAACGAGCAAGAAACAGGTGCATTTATAACTGTTTCGGGCTTGATTTTATAAGCGTTTTTGTGGAGAAAAAAATCGAATATGGATTCACGGTACATCACATTGTACCGTTAACGAAAGACTACTCAAAGCGATTGATGCAAAGCAATCTGATATATCTCACCGAAAGCCACCATAGAAGCATACATCGGCTATATGATGCGGAATATCAGGAGACTGTCGAAGCGTTGAAAACTCTATCGGATTATGCCCGAGAGGTGCTCGCCGCCCCAGGGGGTATGCCGAAATGTTTCGACAATCTGAAAGTGAACCGCTGCGGTAGTTTTCTTTTTTCAAAATTGTAAATAAAACTTTTTTCTGAAAGGGTGAGGCATATGGGAAGAGCACGCCTCCCACTGTCCGAGCAGAAAGGCGACCTCACCAAGGAGCGGAAGGCAAAGCTCGAGGCAGAGCAGGAGCTCGTCCGCACACCGAAGAAATATATACTCAAAGCTCCTTCGTGGCTCAGTGACAGAGCGAAGAAGGAATACCGAAGGCTCATCAAGAGTATGGCGGATATGGATATGCTCGGAGACCTCGACGCAAACAACCTCGCAGGATACTGCAACGCGTGGGACAAGTATCTACAGGCAGAGGACGAGATAAGGGAAAGAGGTCTCTTCATTGAGACGCCGAACAGTCCCAAAGCTCCGCTTAAAGCGAATCCCGCGATTTATGTGCAGATAAAGCACGCGAAGGAGATGCGCGAGTTCGGGCGCCAGTGCGGTCTCTCGATTGACAGCCGTCTGAAATTTGCGGCGGCGAAGCTCCCCGAGCTTGAGGCTGAGATAGAGGAAGAGTTCGGTGATATCTGATGACAATCAGGCAGGAGCTGGAGCGATACGCGGCAGAGTGCATTGACGGCAGACGAGTAAGCTGCCGGAAGCACCGATGGGCTTGCCAGCGCTTCCTGGCAGATCTCAACAAGCTTGATACTGACAGCGATTATCCGTATTACTGGGACGAGGAGCAGGCGAGGGCTATCGTCAAGTGGTTCCATTACCTCCGCCACTCGAAGGGAGTCCTCGCCGGTAAGAGTATCGAGCTTATCACTCCTCAGCGATTCACCCTCTGCCAGCTATACGGCTGGCGTAGGAAATCTGACGGTCTCCGACGTTTCACCAAGTATTTCAAGGAGGTCGCCCGAAAGAACGCCAAGTCTCAGGAGCTCGGCGGTGTCGCGCTTTACGAGATGGCCTGCGGAAGTACCAGGAACGAAGAGCACTACGAGGGCTACTGTGCAGGTACCAAGAGAGATCAGTCCAAGATTATAGTTGACGAGTGCAAGCTGATGCTCAAGAGGAGTCCTCTTGCACGGAAATTCAACTGCACTGCGAATAGAGTCGTGCATCGGAAGACAGGTTCCTTCATCGTCGCCCTCAGCAAACAGGATGGGCAGAATGGTGACGGTACGAACCCGGCATTCCTGATTCTCGACGAGTATCACCAGCATTTAACGACTGAGTTCTACGACCTCGGGCTTGGCTCAAATACAAAGGAACCGCTGCTGCTAATTATTACTACCGCCGGTAAGGATCTCAACTGTCCCTGCTATCAGCAGGAGTATATGTATTGCAGTGATGTGCTGGACCCTGACAAGCCTGATATCGTCAATGACGAATATCTCATAGATATCTTCGAGGCAGACCCTGACATCGAGCTGAGTGACGAGACATACAACAAGCTCGTCGAGATGGCAAACCCGGTACGTGCATCGTATGCAGCGGGACGCAAGCTCATGCGCGACGACTACGTCATAGCGAAGGAAGTCCCCGAAAAACTCATATCCTTCCTCACCAAGGTGTTGAATGTTTGGGCGCAGGCGAGGAATAACGGCTATATGGATATGGCAAAGTGGAACCGTTGCAAGGTCAGCAAGCTCCCCGTCAATATCAGGGGGCTTCCCGTATATGTGGGCTTCGATATGTCTGCAAAGATAGATCTCACTTCGGTGAGCTTCATAATTCCTTACAAGGACACAGACGGTACCGTAAAGTACATCCTGTTCTCGCACTCATTTATTCCGAACCGCGAGAAGCTCATGGAAAGGTGCCGTGTTGATAAGATGCCTTACGACGCATGGGAGCGTAACGGCTGGCTGACGGTCACGAACACCGAGATCGTCGATCAGAACGCCGTTATGAACTACGTCCGCGGCTTCTGTAGTTCACAGGGCCTGATTATACAATCTCTGTGCTTCGATCCCGCGAACGCAAGCAAGCTTATGCTTGAGCTCAGCGACGAAGGCTACGACGTAGTGGAAGTATATCAGTCGCACAAGAGTCTGAATGAAAGTACAGCAGGCTTCCGCGAACAGGTATACAGTCAGAACGTGATATTTATCAACAATCCGCTGCTGAATTACGCAATTGGAAATGCTGTTATACGCAAGAATAACGGCTTAATCAAGATAGACAAGGACGCGACGAAGCGCAGGGTCGACCCTGTAGATGCTACACTTTGCGCCTTTAAGCTCGCACTATATCATGTTTTCGACGCTCCTTCGGTAGATGTTGACAAGTGGCTCGAAAACGAAAGCTGGTGATTATATGGCGCTGTTTTGGCGCAGGAAGAAGATTAAGAACGAAGCGGAGCAGGAAGTAACAGAGCCGGCACCGACGGAGCAGGAAGCAGAAACGCCAACGACGGAGCAGGCTTCCGCTGAACCGTCTCCTACGGAACAGCCTGTGGGAGTGGTAACTCTCCAGCAGCTCAACGAATTTTTCAACCAACAGGGCTTTTCTGCCGCCCTCGGAAAGAATAATCTCAATGCGGCGACATACTATGCGTGTATGCTCATTCGATGCAACGCGCTTGCAAAGGTACCTTTCAAGGTCTACGAGCGCGACGGCGACGGTGCAAAAGAGATACAGCACGACCTCAGTCAGCTGCTGAAGCTCCGTCCAAATCGCTTCATGACAGCGCATGACTTCTTCTGGGCGACAGAGTTCCAGAGACTTAGCACCGGTAATGCCTTCTGGGTCTATCGCTTCAACAGGGGCAGGATAGAGGAGCTTTATCTGCTTGACAGCAACTATGTCGAGATAATGGTCGACAACGCTGGCATTCTCAGCTCGCCGAATTCGGTGTATTACTGGTACACAGACCCCAAGCACAGCATTCAGACAGTGTATACATCTGACAGGATAGTGCATCACAAATACTTCTCGACCGACGGCATCAAGGGCAATTCGATACAGAAATACCTTGTCGACGTTCTTAATCAGGAGAAGTACGCTCAGGAGGTCGTCAAAGAAAAGTATAGTCACGGCTTGCAGGACCCGATAATCGTGACCTATACAGGAGACCTCGACAAAAGTCGTAGTGCCGCGATAAAGAAAAAGTTTGCGACTCTCGGGGGAGCACAGAACGCAGGGACGGTCATTCCGATACCTACGGATTTCGGCGTCCAGCAACTCGAGACGAAGCTCGTCAATTCTCAGTTCTTTGAACTCAACGGGCTCACTACAAGGCATATCGCGAACGCGTTCGGAGTCAAGAGCTTCCAGCTCAACGACATGGAAAAGAGCACCTACAGCAACATCGAACAGCAGAACAGAGCTTTTTATTCTGATACAATGCAGAATGTTCTTACTGCTTATGAACAGGAGGCAACATACAAGCTCCTGAGCTCAGAGGACAGGCATACGAAGTTCATACAGGCAAACGCCGACGTTTACCTTCGAGCTGACATCGAGGCACGATACAAGGCATACAGCACCGGTATTACAGGCGGCTTCTTGCAGATTGCAGAGGCCCGCAAGCGTGAAAATCTGCCGTTCATACCGGGCACCGATAAGCTTATCATCGGCAACGGCGCAGCCATTCCGCTGGATATGCTCGGTTCGCAGTACGATAAAGGGGGCAACAAGTAAATGGAATATGCTGACACAATAGAGATCACCTTCAAGAGCGGCGAGACCATTGCCTATAAAGAAGGGGAATGGGACGACTACGCTTACGACGGCAAGGCTGTTATCGTCAAGCAGAAGGGTGCATGGATCGGAATATATAACTTCGACCATGTTTTCAGCGTCGAGCTGAAGAACATAAGGAGGTGAGAAAAACGAAAAAGTACCAGTTCACTCAGAAAGACAAGACAG